GTTTGGATGTCATAATGTGATGACACATAATAATATTACAAAAAGAATTGTAAATAGAAGTGATAGGGTTCCCTGATGGATTACCGTCTCTCGCTACATATACGCATTCTTCATGTATGTGATGAGCTTCAAATATATGTTCCATTAACATTTCTCGAGCCAACTGATTTTCTAAACTGTCGTTATACCATTGGTTAACAAATTTTAGGAAAATTCGTCCTACAAAAGCAGGAACTCTTCCATCATAATTTGAGAAATCTCCTGCAATGACAGATCCATCATAACGCGATAAACGATTATATAGGTCGTACCAAGACATATTATGAACATTGATACCCACGGACACAGGACATTGGACACAATTAGTCTGGACATAGGTGACAAATTCTAGGAAATACTTTCGAATTAGAATCAAGAAATGTAACGGACAGGATGAAAATAGCCTGGTTTTACCAAGAGCATATTTTTCCAAAGTAATTGTTTCATCCTTGAGAACATCTCCCCATAGAACTTCGATTTGCTTACCTTGTCTAATGTCTTGGTCGTACTCCTGAACCAGTTCAAAAAACTCAGAATTGTACACGAACCTATCATTACTGTCCCGGAGTATAAACGGACTCTTTCCTTTTCCAGAAGTCAAAGAGTAAGGATAACCAGGTGATGTGCCAAAACATATGCTAGAAATGCCTCGCGCAGGATCGCCATTCAAAACTTCGTCCCATGAAACTTCAGCATATTCATTTTGAGGATACTCCTCAAATAAGTAATTTAAGGTCACTTCTTCATCAATATTACACGGTAGTGTGTATTCTGAGTGAAGTTTGAGATTGGCTAATTGATAGGGTTTAATAAGCGTGCCATCATGTTTAAAGGGACGTAAATGACAAGGAACGAAGTTTGATTTACCATTCCATTCGTGCAGTAATGACTCCTCTATTTTTGAGTCCTTAGGTAAATAATATGCTTTTTCAGGTTCAACAGTTCTTACAATAGGTAATGAAATGTCAATTTTAGATTCAGCAAC